CAGCCGCTTGTCGGCGTAGCCGCCGACGAAACGCCCTTGCGGAAGGACGTGACCCAAGTCCTCCCGGCTTCGTGCGCTTGCGTGATCTTGTTGACCGCCGCAAAGCCCATCGGGTCAGTCCAGCGTCGCGGTCAAGGCCCCGGCCGCGAACTGCGGCTGGATGCCCGACGAGATGGCAAGCGAAGCCGAGAGCGAGCCCTTGATCAAGATCTGCGTCGACGACTGCGGCGTGACCGAGAAATGCGTCGCCGTCTCGCTGCTGCCCGTGCATTGCGGGAACTGGATCAGCGCCGCGTTCTGCACCGAATCGCCCGACACCGTGAACCCGGTCCCCGAGCGCGACACGTTGACCGCCGCGTAGGAGGTGTAGGCGCACTCGTTCGTCGTCGAGACGCCGCCCTCGCCCGGATCGGCCGTGTGCAGATGAACCGTCAGGTTCGTCGCCGCATTCCACGAGAACGCCGTCGCTTTGAACATATATTCGAGGATGTCGTTCTCGGTCGTGTTTCCGAAGCTCATGGATCAAACTCCCAGCTTGGCGCGGGCTTCCGCCAGCGCCTTGTTGATCGCGTCGAGCGCTTCCGTCGCGGCGTCGATGCCGGCGTTCTTGTTGGCGAGTTCGGCTTCCGCAGCCGACAGCTTGCCGGCGGCGTCCGCCAGCTTGGCCTCGATCTCCGCATCGGCCTTGGCGACCTTCCTGTCGGCGGCGGCGATCTTCTCCTTGGCGACCGCAGCAGCCTCGTCGCGAACGTGGATGGCCTGCTCGGCGGCCCTCTCGGCAACTTCGCGGGCGACCTTTTCGGCGGCCTTGACGGCGTCCTGCGCCTTGGCGAGCTTGGCTTCCGCCCCGGCGGTTTCCTTCTCGGCCGCAGCGACGCGAGCCTTCAGTTCGTCCTCGTGGTTCTCCAGCGAGGCGATGCCCTCGAGCGCCTTCGCGATCTTGGCGGCCGCCTCGAACTGGCGGGTGAAAATCTTGGCGGCTTCGACCGCGTCACGGTTGATCTGGCTCATCGGGGGCTCCGGTTCAGCAGGTTGACGACGATCTCGGCCCCGGTGCCGGTGACCGACAGGCGGGCACGGACGTAGAGCGGGTTCTCGGCGATCGCCTCGATGCCCGCCGCGGTGAAGGTGATGGCCGTGCCGCCGGGGTCCGTCAGTGGCGACCAGGTCGAGCCGTTGTTGGAGCCCTCGACCGCGACGGTGGCGCCCCCGAAGGTGCCGGACGCCTGCACGGTGCGGTCGGCAGCGCCGGGGTGCTCGTAGCTGCCGCCGGTATGGTCGGCCGTGGTCAACGTCCACGACGCCATATAGCTGTTGCCAGCGTGCTCGGTTCGGGTAACTGCTGCCATGCGAAAGCCCTCCTAGGAAATCTAGCCGATACTACGCAGGACTTTATGCCGCGTCAAGCGGATTGAACTCGTGCTTCACCCGAGCCTTCGGCAGCGGGTAGGCGCCAAAGTCGAGGTCGCTCACGTCCTGCGCGAAGGTGACGGCCAGCGCGTCGGCGATGTCGGGGCTGGTGTCGTTGCCCAGCCGCTTCTCCATGTCATCCTTGCTCTCGAGCCGAAGCTGGCCCAGCGGCGTGTGGCCGTACTCGCGCTGCGTCAGTTCGTCCTTGAGACGGGCACCGTGCTTCGAGAGCAGCGAGGGCAGGATCAGGCGCGTCTTCACGGCGTCGCGCATCCGGCCCCAAAGCTCGTCGACCTTGTACTTGTACATCTTCACGTCGATCGGCTTCGAGCCGAACTGCACCTCGATGGGGTCATAGCCGAGTTGGCGAAGCTGGTCGACCACGCCGCCGCCGACCCCCGTGCCGTCGACGAAGAGGCCGCGGCAGGGCATCCCGAGCGCTTGGAACTCGCGCACCGTCTCGATGACCTTGCCGACAAGCTGGACCGTATCGAGGCCGGCGAACACCTTGGGCTCCCACGTCCGCGCGTCCATGCCGACGCGCGGGTAGATGACCGAGTTGTTCGAGCCTTTGCGGGCCACGTCCACGCCGATCACCAGCGGGCCGGAGAAGTCCGGCAGGGTCGGGCGCAGCATCGCCTCGGTGACGTCGTCCGTCGCGATGAACTGCATGTCGCCCATCGACGGGAACTGGCCGCGGCAGCGGACCTTGACGTAGTCGCTGTCGAGGCCGAAGTCGTCGATCATCGCCTGGAAGAACTGCTTGTTGGTGATCGCGACGTCGCGGCTGTCGATCTGCCGCGTGATGTAGCGGTGCTTTCGCTTGCCGACCGTGTTCTCGTAGAACGCCCCGGAGTTCTTGGTCGGGTTGCCGAAGTCGAAGACCATCGGCTCGCCGTCCGTCAGACCGCCGTCGCGCACCTCGTAGATTTTGTCGGGCACCGCCGACGCCTCGTCGAAGATGTAGAACGAGGTGGAGTTGACCGCGTGCTGTCCGGCGAAGGCTTCGGAGTTCTCCTCCTTACACGTCACCGCGTTGCAGAACCACTCCTTCGGCGCCTGCTTGTTCGAGAAGCTCATGTTGCCGCGGGAGTTGTTGTACTCGCACCAATGCCGCGTGACCGAGCGGTTGTGCCACTTGGCGAGTTCGGCCCACGTCTTCGTGCGAAGCTGGGTGTCGGTGCCGGCCGTGACCGTGCCCTTGCAGAACGGTCGCGTGTCCATGATCCATTTGACGAGCCACGCCACGAGGACCGATTTGCCGATGCCGTGGCCGGAAGCGGTCGAGAACCGGATCGGCTCGACCGCGTGCTTGCCGTCGAATTTGCGCTTCTTGACCTGCTTGGTCAACTCGTCGAGAAACTCGCAGGCCCATGCGTCCGGCCCGTACTTGCTGTTCGGGAAGCGGGACTTCCAAGGCTCCTGCAACTCGACGACCTGGATCGAGGGGTCGGTGTCCCACGGGAACGCGAACATGACGTAGCCGAGCGGGTCGTCGTAGAACTTCGTCAGTTCCTTGGCGAGTTCCGCGTCCGCCTTGGTCGTGCCGGTATCGCGCGAGACCGGCATCAGAGTGCCAGCGCGATTGCGAGCCCGAAGAGGAAGCCGGTGCAGGCTTCGGCGCGTTCCGTCCAGTCGGTGTTCCAGCGCCGACCGAAGGGCTTGTTCGCCGCGTAGGCGACAACGGCGCCGGCACCCAGCAGGTACCAGAGCGTGGTGTCCCCGAAGTACCAGAACGGGATCGCCATGACGCCGGCGACGGTGATGCCCCACGCGGCGAGGAAGAAGTGGTGCCGGCCCGCCTTCTCAAGGCCCATGCTGCTGTCGAAGTAGCCGATCGTCATGGCCGCCCATACGAAGGGCCATGCCACGAGGTACGCGGGGTCGAGGAAGCCGAGCGGCAGGACCATGAGCAGCGCGGAGCAGATGCGGGTCAGTTGCGTGCCCGGCTCGCGCTCGAACAGCCGGCGGAAGATGTCGCCGAACTTGCCGCCGCGCAGGACCCAGCAGAAGCCGCACCAGATGGCGTAGGCGATCGCGTAGATCATTCCGGCTTCTCCGTCGACACGCGGTTGCGGCCGGCGATCAGCAGGTCGGCGAGCGACTGCTCGACCCCGTGCTCCACCTTGTCCTTGAACAGGCCCATGTGGCGCATGAGCTTCTCGAGCGCGGCGTTCTTGTCGTGCAGCTTGATCTTGACCTTCTTGACGGGGCGGGCCTCTTCGCCGTGGCCCTCCTGATATTCGTCGACCGTGATCTCCGAAATCGCCGCCCGCTCGGCCTCGCCGAGGTTCTTCAGGTTCACGACCGCCGTTCCGTCTTCCTGCACGTCGAGGAGGTTCGACAGGCGGGCGAAACCGATCGCGGCCAGTTCTTGCACCAAGGTCTCCTGCGAGACGTCGAAGCGCTGGCGGCTGGACTTCATGCGCCGCTCGATCTCTTCCTTGACCCACGGGCGGGTGAAGAACTGCCAGGTGTTCCCGCGGCTCGAGCTATCCGACTGGTTGGTGTAGACGGCCTGGAACGCCTTGTACTTGACGAAGCCGTTGAGGAAGTATTCGTCGATGACCTTCATCTCGTTGGGGGTGCAATGCGGCTGGCGGCCCAGGTGACGGCCACCTTTGCCCTTGCGGCCCACCGCAGATCGTCCGACGTTTTTCCGACTGGTCATTGCCCTCTCCCGAAATCAGTGGGGGCGTCCTTGTTACGCGCCGCCCCCGGAGCGCGATGCCGGCTTACAAGGCCACGGTGGGGAAGGGGCGCCGTGGCTTTCGCGGCACGATTGACAGGATATGTTGCCTAGGCTTGCGGCGTCAAGCGGCAATTTTCCCAAGAAAGGGGTTTCGATTTTTTTTGGAGGGCGTCGGGGTCGGGGGAGTCTGTGCAATCGGTGGTTGTAGCCTTAATTTTGCCGGGGATGGCTTCGGCTATTTGGGGGCTAGGAGGCGGCGACGGCCCACCCCAGCCCCCCAAAGCACCCCCCAGGCGATCGATTGCCGCCGGCGAAATCCAACGCTGCAACCGTGGCGTGCAACCGATACCAGCGCATCGCAGGATTGCATTAGCATTCGCGCATATGCAGCGCGTGATGCATTAGCAAAGCCTTATATGCGGAGGCTTGCCAGCGCGGGCCCAGGTATCACGTGATACCAGGATGGGAAGCGCGGCTTGCGTCGTCGGTTTGTGGATCGATGGATAGCGTCGGCCCGCCCAAGAATATCATTCGTACACGTACAATGTTCCCTCACAAGCGAAAGCGAAAGAATGTTGCGCGAGAAAGCAATAAGATTGCCGCGATAAATGTTGAATGCCGCCCGCATAGTGCCATATTGTCACTTGTACCGGCGCGGCGCCGGCCAAGC